CAGGTTGCTGTGACCTGAATGGTCTCAGAATTTGTGTTAATGATGCGCAGATTTTCAATGTTTGGCACACGGTAGCCATTAAGGGTATCGCTGGGAATGTCAAAAACAGCCCCCTCATCAACAATGGCCTGCTTATTTGGATCGTGCTGGGAGGCCGTAATGCTGTATACGGAATTATTTTCGGTCTCCGCAACGCTGAGGATACGGAATAAACGAGTCGAGACGCTGCTGGTAGAAATGGCAAAAACCGTTCCATCCCGCACCCATGATGGAGTCGTCTTCAGGGTCACGACGTTGTTTGCAACACCGTCAATAACGTACTTCACGAACTTACCATTGCTACCCATGATAGACATGGTATCCCCACCGCCGATAAGCGAGGAGTCAACAGCATCAACGGTAATTTTATTGCCTGAATGCGACATTATTCTGCCGCCGAGGCGTGCGCCGGCATAGTTGTTGTCCATGATTTCAACTATGTCGCCAGGAGTGAAATGGATGGCGTCACGGGGCATCTGGAAAGTTAATCGGCTGCTCTCACGCTTTGCTGTTTCAAGTAGCCACTTACCTGCTCGCCATGCCTGCCCGCGCGAGGTACACCCGAAAGCCTCAAGGGTAGTCTCGTTGTAATTGCCGCGCGCAATCATGTCATCATCGGATACGTATTCTTTGACCTGCTCCCACCCGTTATCCGGATCGGTCCATGACACCACCACTGCATTGTATTTCTCAGAGCGCTTCACCGAGCTGCGCTTGAATTCCCCGTCAACTACGTTAGCGTTAGTGATGGTGGCGATCGCGTCCTGAGGCGCGTCCAGCATGACGGTGAGACGCATCCCGTCCCACAGCGCTATGCCACGGAACATGCCTGCAATCTTGTCCAGAATGTCACGCGCGCTGGCCTGCTCTGTGATGTAAGCGTTAAGCGTCATGCGTGGCTCTTTGCCACCGTACCCATCATCAACAAGCTGATCGCAATACTGAGACAGAATATACAGCGCGCCGTCATCCACATCGATGTATCCGGCACGTTTAGCCAGTCCGAAGCGGGTATTCTTCGCCAACTCTCTGAACAACCATGCCGGGTTGTTAGTCCATGCCTGCTTAAATCCACCCAGCCATAAACCGGAGTAGGTGCGTGCTATCGGATCATAGTTGTCTGGTACAGACACAATCAGTCCGCGAAGATGGTAGGTGCGGCTTGGAGTGTCAGTGTACTGGTCGCGGTCAATAACGGCGCCTGCGATGGCTGAATATGGATAGCTCAGGTTGTCATCGGTGATTTCACTGTAGCTATTCCAGACAGTGCCGTTGGACAGCAAATCACTGCTGCTGTCGGGCGTAATGCGGCGAACGCGAATATCAAACGGCTTGATATCCGGAGCATCAATCAGATGGGCCTCAAGATATTCGCCTGATATCTTCCCGGTGATGGTCACGGTCTTTTCAATAACCCAGCCTGAAGCGCCAGTTCTGCTCTCCAACACCAGAGTGACGGACGTGTTTTTCTGATTGCCTTTGGTGTCCTGCTCGACCAGTCCGGTCACACCAACGTTAAAACGAACACGGGTTACATCCTGATCCGTAATGGTGCGCACCAGAGGTGTATCGTAGGTGACTTCCGTATTAACGATGGTTGTTGCTTCGATTGCTGAGAAGCCGTTAATTGGCTCCTGAGTTTCAGAACCGGGACGCCACGCTACGCTGATTCCATTCACATTAACGTTTCCGCTTGCGTCAGTGATTGGTGTCTTGTTAAGCATAAACGATGACATGTGTTCCTGATCTACAGGCCCTGCAATCGGACCTTCCGATATCAGATCGAGAACTCGGTAAAACTGTTTTGATTTGAGGTTATCGTCGAGTAGTTTTGGGGTTGATGCTTTACCACCACCTGAAGACATAGCGCCACCTTAGCTGATTGATTCTGTCCAGTCGGCATTATTAGAAGTGTCGATCCCGAGGCTGATAACGTTGCTCCCAACAGCCATTTCTCCGAGAAGGATTGGCACCGGACGACCTTGCCCGACACGGTTTTCCGCACTGGTAAATGAGTTATTCGTTAGCGTGTTTGTCTCAGCCGCTTCCGCTGACGTTTTAGTTTTCATGTTGCGGGACATGTAGACCGAGTACGCAATTGAAGCCACGCTGACGGCAACCGCAATCCATGCGGCAGCGGCGGCGGTGATCGCCCCCTCCACTACCGGCACAAACAGGACCACTGAGCCATCTTTAAGGTGGCGGTCCATATGCCATTGCATCGCAGATGCCTCAATATCCTCGCCCGCTACCCGCACACGCAGCTTTGTATTGAGAAAGGCTTTTTTGAATTCGAAATCCTGCGCCAATAGGAGGCGTAATCCCTGCGCTGGAGTATCAACATTCAGGGATATCTGGCGGTAAAATCGGCGTAGATTGCCTGCAAATTTAAAGATGAGCACTGTTCGTGTCTCCAGATTGAATGCGTCTGCTTGATGTATGCCGGGCGCATTTGTTCTCGTCTGCTGAGGTGTCCGACATGGTCATGGTGAAGCACAAGGTTGTCATGAAGGAGAATCATTGAGTGGCATGGGTCGGCGCCGGGGAATGGCTGCCTGATAATGACGTCGCCTGGTCTGGCATCCTGCATAGATACCTGATAGAACCCATTGGCCGGCATGTTAGCCAGATAGAGATTCTCTCCCCGCAGCCACCATCCGTTAGTCCTCCCGAAGTCCGGCAGGTCGATTCCGCAAAGATGGTATGCGTCCCGGAAAAGCGTGTAGCAGTCCATGATGCCGTGCACGAACCTGCGCCCCAGCAGATGCGGAACAGGCCTGAATTTCCTCAGTTGCCCGCCAGATGCGAGCCACCATGGCAGCCCCGTCATCAGCTGCATCTGCCGATCGGCACCAGAAAGCGCTGGCTGGCTTTTCGGGTGCGAATGGAAGACCGCTGTAATTTCCCCTTCTTCCTCCGCTGCAAGCCAGTCATCGTCACGTATGCGGAAGTGATGCCAGGGCTCCGGATGAACATTCCGACAGCGAAACACTCGCTCGTCGTTCAGGATTAGCGCGCACACTTCATCCTGCGACGATGCCGCATAATCGAGTAATTCTTGCATCAGGAGACCTTTTGAGAGCCGGGGAAACTGCTTATTGGCATTGGTTCAGGACGTGGGTAGCGAAACCGGCAACCGGTGCGACGGTGGGAGCACTTATCTTTTGCCGGGTCAGTGGTTGGATTGTCGCGCTCATCTGCAACCGGCGGCCCGTCATAGCCGCACCCAACACCCCGATACTGCCACTGACATACGTCTGCAAGGATAGTTCGCGCCGGGATGATGGCGTTATCGCAGTCAATCGGCGTCGCCAGCGTGTAAGTGACCTGCTCGAACGTCTCTTCCGTCATCTCCTCAACAACGTAGCGGGAAACCGCTTCCTGCGTCGGATCTGCGTCAGGGTTGCCATTGGGGAAGTTCACCGCGTCCAGGTATTTCACCGGAACCTGACGACGGGTGATCACCACCCCAAGCATGTCGTCGAAGTCATGGTTTATGCCCGTCAGTAAACCCGTGACGTTCGCCACCACCATTGTTGGCCGGGCATATGTGCCTTCGTTCTTTGACTCGAACCCTTCGACTGCTATCGGGTATGCCTGATACTGATTCCCCTTCCAGATCACATTTCCGTAATATCCATTGGTGCCGGAATGGAACCGGATAAGGTCTCCGCCAAAGGGTTGCAGGTCGGCTTCGAACAGGTCGATAAACGCGCCTACTCCGGCGTCGACGCTATCAATAATCATACTGGCTGGTATGTCGCGCACGGCAAACTCCCATAAAAAAAGCCACCAAGTGGTGGCTACTGTTTGAATATCAGGATGTTGCTTACTGATAACCCTGGTTAACGTGTAAGCTCAGCCCGTCAGTGGTGGGACACTGACGTAACCATCGAAGGGGGATGGCTGATTACCTCTGATAAAGGAAAAATAATGTCAGAATTGAAATTAAACGCTATTGACTTTATTTCTTTTGCGGTCGCTGGAAATACATTTAAATTAAAAGCTAATTTGATTGGCCCTAATGACCAATTTCATTCGGTAAACCTAGATATAGCGCCAGATGAGATAAAGAATAAAACCATCGGTGAGATTGAAAAACTTGCTATTCAAGCCTTGCGTTCAGCTTGAATTACGGCAATTTGATCTAATTTCGCAGTGATTTGATTATAAGCACAGGTGTGAGCGCTAATAACTTCTTCCATCTGTGCTTTCATTGAATCAACCATAGCCTCTAACTCTTCAACACGTTGTTCTAAAGTCATAACTGTCTCCCGCCTTTCGGCTTATCGTGGTACTTGTTCAAAAGTGGCCGTCAGTTCAAACAGCGGCCCGGTCTTTGTCATATTCCAGGATCGGCAGACAAACAGCGCCTGCACTCCGGTATCCGATGGCGTCCAGTAGAACGCTTCAACGGCCATTCGCGCTATAAGGAAAGCATTGGCCTCCTTAGCCGTATTTGGCCGATTGCAGCTACCGTCTACCCCCTTTAACGTCAGCGAATACTTGGCCATTAATGGGTTTATACCCTTCGTTTGGCGCTGCTCATAACCATCACCAAGCTTAACAACAGCGACATTAGGCGTCCTTTCTGCCGAGTAGCCTTTCTGTGGTGACCAGGTAAATATCTCTGGCACGATTACCTCCGTAGTAATCCATTCGGACGCTGCTGGTCTCGGATGGTGTTCAGGCTTACCTGCTTCATCATCTGCGACATCTTCGCCATGGTGGCATCATCAATGCCACCAGTTGTGTTGATTTCAAAGGTGATATGCTGGACGACGCTACCGCCAGCACCGCCACTACCCTGCATATCGCGGTTGCTAATCACCCGCCCATTGTCACCCGGTATCATGTACTGACTGCCGTTGCTGGCCTGGTAGATTTCTGGCTTTCCACCCTCGCCAACGCGGTACATAGAGTTGGCAGAAACCGGGCCACCGTTATAACGAGCGCCAGCAATTGCCATTCCTTTGGCGGATAACAGGGAGCCAGCGTATGCAGTCTGTCCCACGGCTGCTGCACTACCCAAGGTTGCAATGGAGGCGCTAACAGCAGCCGGAGCCCATGCAGATGCGGCAGCTGTTGCCTGGGCCATAGTCGATGCCAGTGATGCGGCGGCAGCGGCCTGCCCCATTAACTGGCTCTTGACCCACTCAATCCCCATTTGCACCAGACTACCGACAACACTGTTGAGGATTGTCGTGCCGATGTTGGCAAAGGATTCTTGCAGGCTTTGGGTGCCGTTGAGCAGCCCGGTAATGGCATTGGTCGCCCCCCTCTGGAGAGAATCGATAGCGTCAGCCATCAGCTGATTGGTCGTGCTCTGGTTGCGGTAAATCTCCCATTGCGCCGCTATGCGCGCCTGCTCGTACTCCCTGTCAGCACTAGCGCGAAGCATAAGAGCGTTCTGGTGAGTGATAATCCCCTGTTGCTCGTAGGCCTGAATAAGCGCGAGTTTACGAGCATTCTCATTCGCCAGTTGCTGCACAGGGTCAACGCCGCCAGCAGCTTCTTGCTGAGGACTGACCACCTGATCTGATCGGATTTTCGCGAGGTTGGCCTGATGCTGTTCCTCCAGACGCTCAATGGTCTGGTTGTACTGCTCCTGGCTAATTTTCTTCGCAGATAAAGCGGTATTCAGATCCTGAACGTCTTGCTTGAAGCTTGCGTTCTCGCGCGCCTCTGGCAAAAGCTTCTCAGCTGCCGCCTGTGCCTTGATAGCGTTGGCAGCATCCCACTTTGCTGAGGCATATTTTCCAGCCAGAGCGATTTGCTCCTGAGTAGCGCCTTTGCCTAGAGACTGCTGGGCCGTGAGGATGGCCTGCTCGCGGCTTAATTCTCTGGTCGAGTCAGCAGCAAGCTCAGATTGTTGCTTAAGATTACTCAGCTTCTGAGCGATTGACTCCTGCTGATTTGCTGCCTTTTTGGCTTCCGACGCTGCCTCTTTGTCTTCTTTCTTCTGGTCTTTTTTGGCCTGAGTCGCCTTCTCCGTGGCAATATACGTCTCCTGAAGACGTTGAACTGCGCGAGGATCATCAACTCCAGAATCTTCGGCGTCATAAGTCGCCTGAAGTTTAGCCCTGGCCTCCCCTTCCAATTTTGAAAGAGCGAGGCGTCGCTCAGCCTGCTTAATGAGCTTTTCGCCCTCTTTGCCACCCCAGTTAATCTTGAGAGTTTCCGAGTTGAAGGCCTTTAACGCTTCGGTCGACTGCCCGAGCTTCTGCGCCAGGAATGCCTGTGAACCGCCAAGGAGGGAAGCTTTTTTCTCCGCTTCAGCGAGAGCAAGGGCGTTATCTCTGGCCGCCTTCATCTGATCGACGATGCCTTTATTTACCTGAATGTTCATCAAGCGATAAGCATCTTCAGTCTGCGACAGCTTTGCCGTTTGACCATCGAGATCACGGCGTTTTTTCGCGAGCTCATTAGCTGCTTCGCGCGCCTTAATTACGTACCCGTTATTCTCGTCCTCTGTTACACCATACTGTTTTGCAAGCGTGTAATATTTTTCATATTCAGCCTCAAGACCTGAAATTTCTCCCTTCAGATCAGCGATAGATTCTTTCTGCGCTTTAATGGAGTCAACCGTATCAGCCCTTACTCCCTGAGCCTGAGCAAGGTTCATTTCATTCAGGCGCTTGATTACGTCCGGAATAGTGTCAGCGAATGCAATTGCCTCTTTTCTCGCCTCTGCTTGTCGCTGAGCGTAGAGGTACCATCCAGCAGCCACGATAGCCACCACCCCAAGCGGGCCTCCTAACGGGGCTGTCGCCAGGGTTACAGCCTTCCATGCGTTAGCCATCGTGAAACCAGTCGCGGCCACCCGCGCCTGAGAGGCTGAAAGGGCATTATTTGCAAGTGCCGCCTCTGCTGACGTAGCGACATAAATTGCCCGTAACCGGATCACGTTATCAAGCGCGATGGCTTCAGCCGCAGATCCTTTTGCTACGTTGTACTCGGCAGTAGCGAGATTTAGGGCGGATAGGGCTGCGCCCTTATCAGCCGCAGCCTTTCTCGCTGTGACCGCAGCAGCAGCAGCCTCTTGAATTGATGACTGTCGGGTGGCGGCAATTCCCGCAAGAGTTTCCTTCAGCCTCGACGCCTGAGCAGCTGTCGCCATTGCTACAGCCCCAACGAAACGCCCACCCATTATTGCTGCGACCGCGATCAGCCCTGCGCCTAGGCTTTCAAGATTTTCACTTATGGTTACAACAGAGTCCCTGAAACCGATCGCGAATGATTTAACCGTCGAATTTTCTCCAAAGAATTTAGTGACATTGTTTCCTGCGACCTGTAGTCCCTTGGATATTGATACCGTTGTTTTTTCGAATTCCTTACCAATTACATCGCCCTGGGAAAGCAGCCCATTCACAATAACGTCAGTGGTGAGCTTCCCTTCTGCGGCCATTTTGCGCAGCTCCCCAATTGTCACCCCTGCTGAGTCAGCTAGGGCTATCATCAGACGACTTCCCTGCTCGGAAACAGAGTTAAATTCCTCGCCGCGCAGCACCCCAGACGCGATACCCTGCGACAGCTGAATGATTGCGTTTTCGGCTTCCTGCGCTGTCGCACCCGACACAGCAAAACCCTGGTTAATAATCGTCGTCAGGCGGGCCAAGTCTTCTGCACTGGTATTGTAGGTTCTGGTGCCTCGCTCCAGTCGAGAGTACAGTGTCGCCGTTCCGTTCAGCGTTGACTGTGTAGCCTGGCTGATGTCAAAGATGCGCTGCATCACTTCGGCCTGAGTTTCGCCGATGCGGATCGAGTTAGATACTTTGTTATTTAGCTCCGTC